AGTCATCCATCCTCCTCTACGCTTCCAAACATCGTAGCCCAGAATCAAACTGATTTGATCAATGTCTTCTCTTGTATAGTAGCGATTGAATCCAACCATCCGTCTGCAAAAATCACGGCTTGTAGGGATGACTTCTGAACCACTAACTCCAGGAGCTTTGGTGTATTCGTAGCGGATCTCCAAGTTCTCGGAGATGTTGTTCTTTTCCAACTCACCAAGACCATCAGCAGAAACCTCATATCCTCCCTCTAATGCACCCAAAAGACCTTGACTTTGTAAAGATGCCACAGCTTCAGAGATAGCAGCAGGATCGGCTTTAATTTGAGCGACCAAATCGCCAAGAACAGTTCCTGGGTTTGAACGAATCAATTGGAGGATCATCAATTCAAGAGCGTTGGCAAAGTGCATTGCTACTGACTCAAAATTCTCTGCTGATTCACCAAACATCTCAAACACCTTGATATCTCGGTCATCATCCCACCCGAATGGGTTCTGAGAGGAAAAAGTCAAAGGGTCAACAGACATTCCCAATTCTTGACGGGCTTCTTCTTTGCTGATGATACCCTTTTCAAACAGATACACATAGTCCAATCCAATAGGAGGATTGTTCTTGGTTTCCAGTTTTACGGGAGAGATGTATTTGAAGATATGAGACAAACAAGAGTCAATCTGCTTTTGACGGGGTTCTACATAAGAACTCTGGAAGGTTTCAAACGCTTCAACAAGTTCGTTTCTACCTCCGAGTTGGCCTTCTGTCTTAACTCCAAACAACATTGGAGAGGTGACCTTGTGACCAACAAAAATCTCTTCTTGGACTTGGCGATTTAACTCAACAAACAACTTGTCAAAGTCACTCGGTGCAAGGTTATTGATGACCGATGGGTTTTCGTTTGGTTCGTTGTATTGGATGATGACAGAACCAGCGTTGTCTGTGCCTTGGAAATTGTCCTTGAAACGCTTGGCGGTCTTTCTCGCTTCTTCAGGAGTTGGGATGCCTTTGAACAACTGAATTAATGTCTGAGCAGAGAAACCACTCTTGATAGAGTTCAGATGGAAGTTGGCAATCTCTGTGTCAATCTCAATGTACTTCAAAGCACCTACATAATCGGGGAGAGGGTACATATCTTGACCAGCCCGGTAGAACTTGAAGTAGTAGAGTTGTTTGTTTTCACGAGTGATAGGATTCCACTTGGGGTAGTAGGTCAGTTCAGGGCGGTGAGAATCCCAGTTGTCGGAGTAGACAAAGTCCATCTCTAAGCCTTTACGAACATTCTGAAAAGGCAGATGATAAATCTCAGCAATTGAAGTTTTGGCTTTGTTCCAAATAATCTCAAGAGCAAATCCATTGAACAACTCACAATCTTGAGCAATCTTTGTTTTAAGGGACTCAAAGTCCTCATAACCATTGATTGAGTTCAGATAGTCCTGCGCTCTTGCTATGTCCTCAGTATTAGCACCAATTATCTCGGTCTTGTCACCGGAGAGATACGCTGCTTTTTGGGTTACGATTGCTGAGTGTTTTGGAGATTTGTTGAAAAGGTCAATCAGTTCAAAGGGATACTTGTTGTTCTCCCCAAAAGTGATGAAGCCTTTGCTTTTGTTCTCCTTGAACTTTGGGAGCGATGACTCCACAAATGACACTCGTTGAAAATGGCCTTCCATCACTTATAAATAGCGGTTAGTCCTTTTTGGAAAATTTCTCCACCGATGTGAAGCCCAAGCAAAGAATTGTCACCCACTCAACCGCCTCTACCAACTCAGCAGAAGGAGCGATTTCAAGAGGAGAAAAAGAGTTGGCAATCATTGTCCCAAACAGAACACCAGCACCAACCACTCCCACCACTCTCTTGGATGAGATTGAGTTGCCATCGCTGACAACCTTGTTCAGAAAATTAATGACTTTTTTCATTGATTCGTTTCATATTGCTGACTCGGATTGAGTCGGCTTTTTGTTCGTATTCAAGTTCCTCCATTGATGCAGGAACGGGAACAGAGTAAACCTCACACACTCGCTCAAGCAATTCTACCTTCTTAGCCATTTCCTTGGCTTCTGAGACACTTTCTTGGATTTCTTGTACCCTTGACTCAGTCATTGCTTTTGCTTCGTTTATAGAGGCTTTTGTGATTTCTATGTTTTGTTGAGCGTGGTCAAGTACCAAGTCGTATTTCTTGTATGGGTCTGCTGTCTCTAAACGAGGAGTTGCAGTCACAGCCAAGAGTGCGGTCAGGATGAGATATTTCATTTGATGATTCCTAAGTTTTTGTAGGTGTTCAGTTCAGATCTTAATGAGGCAGACAGAGAATCCTGGGTTTTCAGCATCACCGCCATTTGGTCAAGTTTCTGTTCGCATTTCACCAAGCGACTTTCACAACCGGTGTTCATTGTATTGTCTTGGTTCTCCATTCTTAGATAAAGAAAGATGACCGCAAACAGCATCAAATAGGTAACAGCCTTTGATGGGTCTTTGCTAAACTCAGAAAAACTGACTGGAAGTTTCATACTTATCTATAGCAACCTTGGCCTCTTGACCGCTTTTTTGGTGGATTGTTTTTGGAATGCACACCTTTTCTACTGACCTTCTTGCGTGGTCGGTATTTAGAAACCGAGATGGATTTAGCCTTAGCCAATTACCTCAACATTTGATTCGCCATAGATAGCAACCAAAGAACCTTTGACTGCATCAACTAACAAACCCTCAGCCGTTTTTGTAGCGTAATCAGAAACGCTCAACTCCAACCCACTAAACACGGGGTTAAAATCGGCAACGCCAGACACAGGGTCAAGTCCTTGCGTGTAGGCTGCTTCTGAAGCATACACAAAAGTAGCCACTTGTGCAGGAATCATGCCATCCTTTTTATCCTTGATGTTCGCATAGCCCTCGGCAATGGTAACAACAGAGCCAGCGGGGATAGCCAAGCCGCTAGACAAATTTACAGTAGTATTAATTTTAATATACATAATTATCCGAAATTGATCCAAGCGGATCCGTTATAGTAAGACATTTGGTTAAGTGAGGTATCATATACCATAAGACCAGCCGCAGGGGTGCTAATTGCGTTCTTTTGCGTTGTGGTCATTCGGGGAGGGAGGAAGCCTTTGGTGGTTGAGTCCAGTTGCAATTTTGCCGAAGCATTTGGAGAAGTTGTGCCAATTCCTACTCTTGATTCTGCACCATCTCCTACAACTTCCAATCCACTTGCATAGAGAGCTCCATTAAAAACTCGCAAACTTATAGCTTGGTAATTACTAACAATCGTTGTATTTCCACTTATGTAAAACGATTTGAATTGATTAAAACCATCATATATTCTATTCTCAAAAATCGCTATACTCTTGTCATCTTTAACTTCGATAGCCGTTTGCCCACTGCTATTCTGCACCAGCAAGGAAGTAGTGGCAGAGGTTGAGCCTGTTCCCTTAACTTGGAGTCGGGCGGTGGGTGAAGCAGAGCCGTTGCCTAATTGCAAACCAGCAGAAGTCATATTGTGCGCATAATTTCCCCCCGCTTTAAAATATATGTTATTCCCAGTTATAAATAGATTATTGCTTGACCCGCTTATTGTGTTGTTGTTTGCACCAAAATAAAATTCTCCGTTATCTTTTATAAACAAGTTAGTTGTTGAATCGCTATTTGTTATAAATAATGCCGAAGTGCTTGATGTATTCCCTACACCCTTAATTTGAACCCGTGCCGTGGGCGTAGTTTCCCCAACCCCAAGGTATTTATTAGTGTTATCCCAATAAAGATTAGAATCAGCAGCAAAAGCAGAACCGTCTGAAAACTGAATTTGCCCAGCCGTTCCAGCGGGGTTGGCCGAAATGGCAATATCTCCCGAACCCAACAACGAGGTAGAATTGATGGTCTTGATGTTTGTACCTGAAACAAGGGTGGCTTGTTTGGCATCAAGGGCGGTTTGTGTGGCCGTTGAGATGGGTAGGTTTTCTACCTTTATCTTGTTTGTTACATCAGCAGATACATCAACTATCGGCAAGACATCCACATTCGCTGCGGAGGTTATCTCAATTAAATCGGTTATTTTTTTATTGGCCATACATTTTTTCTGTTTGGGTGGGTTGGTAGGTCTTCTTGTTTATAGAAATAGCAGTTTGCCGTTGTTGGTCAACATAGTTCACAAAGCGGTCTTCCAATAAACTCTCGGTGTAAAGGATGAAATCAAAACTCGTGTCATCAAAAATAATCCCTGATAACAAGTCCCCACTTTGAGTCAAGAGAACATCCCCTGCTTGAGTTAAAAGATTGACTTCTACATAAGAGCCTTGAGTGACAAAGAAATCGCCATCTTGGGTCGTTAAATTACCCTCAGCGATACTCCGTTGTATATACATCTTCTCCATTACGATGGAGTGTAGAAGGTTTCAGTTGCTTGGACTTCGTTCACTTTCAGCATCCCTTGCTCAACTAACTCATTAGCCAAATCTGGGTCGGTGTTAGAAGGAGAGGTTTGAGCGTAAACCCGGTACAAATATTCGCCTGAGTAGATGTCAAAAGTAGTACCCTCAACAACCGAGAACTTGTTGTATCGGTCAGTATAGGAACTGATATCGGTCAATATCACATTCGTGGTGGTGTTAGTTAACCGATGGGTGAGCGAAAAAAGATAGTAAGCAGGAGAGATTGTGGTTTTCTCCGTCAAAGTCAAATACCAATCTTTTGTCTCGCCTTTGGTGATCGTAAGCATCACTAACAAATAGCAAATTTCAGAAAGTGGTAAAAAAGAAAGGGGTGACCTAAGCCACCCCAATCTCACACATATGAAAAACCAGATTTAGATGCCCAATGAAGTGGCAACCGAACCTTGCACTTTGTAGGGTGCTTGGGCTTCAATAGCGGACAAAGTTACTTCATAGCCGACAGAATCGCCCATTGCAGTTCCAGTGTTTCCTACCATAGAAGTCACATCACACCCGTACTCGTAACCAGCCAACCAGTATTCGTCATTGTTATCTTTAACAATACAGAACACACGACCAGCGGCCAAGAGTTTCAATTCGTTGCGTTTGGCAGTTGAAAGCCTACGCAATTTGAAGGCAACATCAGCCTGATTGAAAGAAGTTCCGTTCTCGGTGCTTACCGTAGTAGTCACCAAAATTGAACCAGTTCCCTTGGGAAGTTCGTAGGTGAAGACAGAACCAGAAGCAACGGTTGTAGCAGTTACTTCACCACCACCTACTGAGAAACCAGTTGAAGCCCAATCAATCAAGTGGATAGATTTGATGCCTCCGATGGAATCTTTGCAATCAAGCGTGAATCCTTGAGTTAATGAACAAGCCATAATCTATCCTCCTTCAAATTACAAAGTGAAACGAACAATTTGGTCAGGGAATGCAATCTGCACACCGTACTTGCAGGTCATACGGAAGCGTACGATGTCGTTGTCCTGGCTATACCAGTAGCGAATCTCCTCTTCTTCATTGGCTAAGTCAGTGCCTACAAAGAAGTTAGACAAGCGACCAGCGTACATTTTGTTAGTGCCATTCAAGCCACCAACACCGATCATCTTCAAGTTTGTTCCTGGGATCATCATCTCCAAACCTTCAGCTTCAACAGCGTAGTGGAACAAGTTAGAATTGCGAAGAGCAGTAGTGTACTTCTTGAAGGTGTCAATGCCAACCCACAAAACCAAGTCATCAGCAGTAGCGATGTCGGCAGGAATTACATTGTAGATGTCATCAACCAAAGCCTCAATGTTGGTAGTAGTGATGGCAGTAGCACTTGAAGTGTTACCAGCAACAGTTGAAGCAGAAACTGCGTCAATGATCTTGTTGAAACCATCAAACTTGTTGGTGTTGGGGTTGGTGTTAGAAGTAGCGGTGTCACCTTGCCACATTGCAATCTCCAACTGCTTGGCAATTACACTTGCTTTGCTCTCGGTGATTGCTTGTTCAAAAGGAACGGCAGTAGGAGAACCAGCAGCGATTTGGGTTTGCATCCACTTTGCTTCCAAAGTTTTGGGACACAAGTCCTCTTCAACTTTGATTTTACCAACGGTGATAGTACGCTGAGAGAAAGTGGTGTTTCCAGAACTTACATACCCACA